TATGCCATTCCCAAGTTCGATTTCCTGTAGTATCTTGGGTAATAATAAAAGTGAATGCACAACCAACTACATTTGCAATATTTAAAAGCTCCACAGTTACATTATGCCCGAGTGTAATATGAAATAAGTTTGAATCTTGTAAGTCTATTTGCAAAGCTGAACCTGAACTACTAACAACTGTTGGCGTGGCTCCCTGTGCCTTACCCCAAAGGTTGACTGTACTTGTGCTATTGAAGGTTGCCGTCTGGGCAGTTAAACTTGCAAGCTCGGTGTCTTGAATTGTGTTTGCCGCAGCAACAGCAGTATCAACATAAGATTCTGTTGCAAAGCCTGTTGCGCCATCAGCAGAAAGAACAAACTTACCATCTGAACTGCTATACTTTAGGATTTGACCATCGGAAGGAGTACCAGACTTGACATCATCTTGATCCATGATGCGAACAACACCAGTACCAGGGCCATCTGCAAGAGATCCCATAAGAGATCGCCTTGCCTGTCTTACCTGAACTGCAACGTCTTCTCTTAGTGCATCAAAATTTTCTTCTATTTTTTTGGTATTGCCCGATTCTCCGGGTTCGCCCTTGTCGCCTTTCGCGCCCTGAAAGCCCCGTTCACCTTTGGGACCAACGGTTCCAATGTCTCCCCTGTCTCCCTTTGGCCCGTCATCGCCTTTTTGTCCGCGTTGTCCTCTGGCACCTCGATTACCGGGAACACCTTGCAGACCTTGTTCACCTAAAAGACCCCTTGGCCCTATTTCTCCGCGATCACCCTTGTCTCCCTTTTCGCCTCTTTCGCCACTTTCACCGGAATCTCCAGTAAGTCCTTGAATGCCCTGAAGACCCTGTTCGCCCTGTGGGCCCTGTTCGCCTATGAATCCTCGTTCTCCTCGTTCGCCTTTGGGTCCGACATCTCCAATTTCTCCGGGGCGTCCTTGTTCACCAAGAAATCCACGTTCACCACGTTCGCCTTGTGCGCCAACATCTCCCTTCTCGCCCTGGGGGCCAGGAGGGCCACCAGGATCTCCTTGGTCGCCCTTGGGTCCGCGTTCACCCTGGGCTCCAACCTCCCCCTTTGTGTCCGTGGGAAAAGATTCTCTAAGTCGTTCTTCTGATTTTTCTACTTCTTCGTTTACATATTGAACAATAGGACGAAGAAGATTTTTAAGATTCTTGTTCTCGTTCATGGCCATTTCCTTCTTCTGAAACAACTTCTTCAAAAATTTCTTCAACATCATCTGCATCTTCTAAGACTGAAGAATCATTATAGAGGTTAAGAACTTTAGCTGATTGACCATGAATTTTTTCTGCTGCAATGGGCTGATCGGGTTTCGGTGCTGCTGAAGGTCCTGGTGGTGGTGGTGGTGCTGCTGCCGGGGGTGGGGGGGCTTGTTGCATAGGCATTTCTTCTGGATCTATTCCAACACCATCTTCTTCTCCTTCTTTTTCTTCCTTTTTAATTTGTGCAGCAATGACTTCAATGTCTTCATCAGTCTGACCAAGAATATTTTTTCGTACCCATTCATTTGAATAGTATTTTCCAATATACTCATCCATCGTTTGAACAATTTCAAGTTTTTCGCGCATCATTTCAGTTAGTTTTAATTCAGAGAAATGAGAATCATTAATGAAATTATATTGAATATCATCCTTGATTAAAATCCAGTCTTCTTCTGTCAAGACTCCCCTTAACCGAAGTTGAGTTTTTAGAAGATTATCAAAAAGAAGAGAGAACCTCTTTCGCAGTCTAGAGATAAACTTAGAAAACTTGACTTCATCCCGAGTAATTTCTGTTGCCCGTCCTAGACTGAAAGTTCCTTCTGGCTCCATTCGAGATATTGGAATACCAAGAGCCTTATATAATTTCTTTTGAAAGTAGATGATGTCTTCAATCTCTCCAAGATTAGTTCCACCGGGAAGAGTTGTGATCTCTGTTCCTCGTCCACCTTCACGTCGAGGTAGCCAATAGTCTTCAAGCATGGACATGAACTTTCGATCATCCCGAACTTCGCCAGTTTGTGCATCATATACAATCTTGTTCTTGTACTGATTCATAATACCCTTGAGGTATTGTTCTGCCTTCATCTTGGGAAGATTGCCAACATCAATATAAAAGATTCTTCGTTCAGGTGCCCGGGAAATTCGATAGATGACTGTTGCGTCCTCTAACATACGAAGTTGATTGAGTGGCTTGATTGCCTTATGAAGATGAGAAAGAATTAAAGTTTTATTTGAATTTAAAATTCCAGAATGAACATAACAAATCGAATCCTTTGCAATCTTAAGGCCCTGTCCACCTCCCTTTATGCCTGCCGGATTAAACATGAAATATTCAATAGAAGAGGGGGCAGTAATTGTTTTGGCTGTTTGGTTAGAAATATCCTTTACTTCACGAATCTTTTTAATCTGTCTTGGATCTATTGGTCGAAGTTCATATATACCATTTTTGGGTTTTGTAGTATCAATCATAATATGATAATATAACCTTCCATCTACATACCATCGACGGAAAATATCATAGGCATAATCATTGAAATCTAAAAGTTTAATGACCTCTTCAAATTCATCTCTTATTTTAGTTTTAATAGATTCTTTCACGTCAACACGATCTAGTACAATAGAAACTGGTGGCTTTCCACGATCATTCATAATAATTGCTTCATTGACAATATCATCAACGGCAAGTTCCGCTTCTGGGTACAATGCCATTTCTCGATATTTTGAAATCAACTCTATTTCGTTTTTAATGTTTCCATCTAAATCATAATACTGACCATATGCGGCAGCCGATTGAGCAATCGTTGCTGCGGCATCATCGTTATCGGGTAATGTAAATGATTGAACTGCCGGAGGAGTTTCTTCTACTACTTCATCTCGGCCTATTGTAAAGCCAAATAATTTAATTGCCATTTTTAATTTTCCTCATACGAACGAATTAATATTGCGTTCAAGTGAATTTAAAAAAAAGGAGCCCATACTATAATATATAGGCTCCCTCTTATTACACTTTTTTATAATAATATAATAATCAATCCAACAAATATAGAACTAGTGAGTTTGAAGGTCAGCATCTTCAATTGCCCAATAATCATACATCCAAGTTACTGCAAACTCTTCTAGAACATCATTGGTATCCCAACCAAGATCAATTGGTGTTAATGACGAAGGCCAGAGATTGATAAAGTTAACCTTTTTAATGATTTCTCCAGTTTTTCCGTAATGATTTACTTGGGCATCAACTTGATAGTCCGTGGTAGATTCTACGCCACGGGCATTGTTAGAGTGTTGATTGATTAAATCCATCCAGCCTGTGATTGCAGAATGAACTCTGAAGTCTTCATCATTAATTACTGTAGTTGACCATTCGGCAAAGGTTCTATTTCCTGCATACTTAATCATTCGACCGAAATAAGGAACTTCTACTGTTCCAATATCTCCGCCAGGGATTTGTGCAGCCTTACACATGAAAGTCATTTTTTGTGATGCTGTTGAATTATCAACAACCCCACTAGGAAATGGAACAACGACCTCAAATAGATTGGGTCGGGCTCCACCACCAGTTAGGTTTGATCTAAAATCTTGAACTGAAAAAGGCATTATTGATTCTCCTTATATTTCTAATATATTTATTAGAATTGCCCAACTATTTCTGCAAAATCAACTCCAGTTCTCACCGCAACAAAATTTAATTGAATGAAATTGATTGATCGGTTAGGCTTGATGTAGATGTCCCCAACAAACTCGTTTCGATCAATTACCCCCGGAGTATTGTTTGTTTCGTCACAAACAACCCGGAAATCCGTCACGCCCCTTCGTCCTTGAATATCCCGAAGGAATGGCTCTACCATGTTTCGGAATTGAGCCCGAGTAAACTCGTCGTTGAATTCAAAGAGTGAGAATTTAGAAGCAGTTGAGATTGCCTTTTCTAGAACAATGAACAGCCTTCGTACATTGATTCGATCAAATGCACTTGGCTTGCTCTGTAGTGTCTTATCACCAAATAGAACTGTTCCTTGACCGGGGAAGGTCACAACCGGATTAATTCCCTTACGATAGAGATCGTCTCGATGTGCCTTCTTTGGATTCCATGCGAGGCGAACAACATTCTTTAGTTGTCCTCGATTAAATCCAGCAGGACTCCACCATGCATCCCTCTGATAATCTGTTCTTGCACAAAGACCAGCAATATCAGCATTTAGAGGAACCCAACGATACATATTGTTATACCGATCAAACTGATACTTCCAGCCACTATCCATTGTTGCATAGGAACTGTCAACATGACCGGCGCGATGCGCCAGAACTTCTGTCAATACCAACGAATCAGTAGCCCGTCCTTGAACATCAGCCTTGTCCGGTGAAATAAATGCGAGACAGTCCTTACGTTTTTCTGCAACACTTTGAATCACATATTTCTGATCGGTTACGTCTAGTTCTCCAGCAATAAGCATTGAAACGTCTACTTCATCAGCATCTATAAATTTTGCATAGGCGGATTGCCATTCTGCTGAAGACGTTGCGCTCGCAGTTCCATCATTTCCACCAACAAGTGAATATGCCAATGGAACATGATGAGTTTCAAATGGAGTTCCGTTTGCAATTAATTCCCTTGCATCCAAGCCCCAAGTAGTAGTTGCCCGAGGATCTTTCCCTGCATAGCTAACGCCATATCCTGTACCAACATTTGCAACTCCAAGTGTGGGCGTTGGCATGGTTCCATTATTTGCCAATGTAATATTATCTTGATAAACCTGACCGGCAGAATTTACCCAAATATATGGAGATGTGGCATTAATTTCGTCTCTCCAATAGCTTCCACTACCATCCTCATGTTGTCCTTGAATAGACTTTGAAAGATATTGATATTTCTCAAGAATTGTATTCTTGGTTCCTGTGATGAGCCCATCTTCGTCAATAACAAGAACATGAAGTTCATCTTTCACTCCGTCACTAGTACCATCAACGTGTCCAAAACTATTGGCCCAAGAAGAAGTACCGGGAGGTCCATCAAATATGCTATTGGCGTGAATACCAGTAGCTCCAACGCCACCATCGGCTCCCTGTCCCGTGTATGTATCAATTCCTCCCTCGGATGTCTTACTTGCATCTGTATTAAATGCCTCGTTGCTGTCGAAGACAATAACCTTAAGAGAATTTCCTAGTGCCCCAGGAAATTTTGCAATAAAAGTACCAGAACCAGCCGTTACACCATCATCATAATCTCTTCGAGTTTTAACTTGAACTCGCTTTAATTTTTGATCTCCATGAAAAGTTGAATTGATAGCGTTAGAAGATGCATTATATGATCCTGCCAAATTGGTACGAACTGCCTTTAGGTGATTTGCATATTGAAGGAAGTTTGCTGCGGATAGCCATTGAACTGCCGTATTACTATTTGGCTTTCCGAAAATGCTTTCCAATTCATCTTCACTAGTAATAGTGGTAATTTCTTCTACCGGACCCCAAACAGCAGGCAGAGCAATACCCGCAACACTAGTAGATACTGCGGGAACTATTGTAGTCAAATCAACTTCTGATACATTAACTCCCGGTGATACTTGAAATGCCATTAGTTTTCTCCTCGTTATTCCATAGTTTACTAAAACATAAACCCATGATCCTAACGATATTTATAAATAACTAAATTTTAGACTCTAAAGATAGGATCGACCACAGACCACGAAGTCCCATCTTCGTCAGTCCAGTCGGAGGCATCATCTACTCCGTCGTCAATGAATCCAAATGGAAGAATTTCGTCTTCCATTAATTTCATCTTTTCATCATACATCATTCTTCGGACATCAAGATTTGTGGTATCCTTGAAATATTGTTGAGTTGTGAGCCATGCAAACAATACCAAGGTCATGGCGAGGTCATCAAAACATCCTGCTTCGGCCTGGTAAGATTGTCCTTGGGCAATAAAAGAAGTCAATTCAGAAATTGTATCAAAATCATATATCAATAATTTATCTTCCTCAATCAAAGTTTTTAGATTGCTGCATCCAATTTGTTTTACTTTTTTTGTGGTCTTAATTCCATATTGTGATTGTACAGAAAATCCTCCGGTTAACATTTGACCGGCTCTTCCCTTCACACTAACCTTTAAAAGATTTTCATATTCAAAATCATGATGAATAATATCAGCTACCTGTTGACCAATATCATTAATTTCAATAAAAACAAAGGCCTCATTATATTTTTTGGCAACATTATGAATTACTGTTGGATACATTAATGGGGAAATTTTACTGTTCTTATATTTGGCAACCTGTTTATAGGGAACCTCAGAGGCATCAATCACAGAGAATGCAGAATAGTCCATGCCTTCCCCATGAGAAACATCCACTATAATTACATAGGATCTTCCGGGTTCTGGCATTTCATAAATGTCCAAGAAGTTTTGACTCGACAAAGGAACCTTAAAGGGCATTGCTTTTAATTTATTGGCAGCAATTAATGTATTGACTGATCCAATAAAATCACACTCAAATTCCTGTGCAAATTGTTCTTCACTCGTATTCGATATGGTTTCAAGTTTCCATTTTAAATCTCTGCCCGGTACTTCGTTCCATGCAACTTCGATTGGTACATAGTGGCTTCTTTTTTCTACTGCATCTGTCCACATCTTATAGAAATGATTCATTCCATGAGGGGTACTGACAATAATAACCTTGGTGGACTTACCAGAAGAAATCGTAGGATAGACAGAACTAAAGAATTCGTCTGCAATGTGCTTGGGAACAAATGCAAATTCGTCCAGCATGATGATGTTATATGTTCCACCACGAACTGCACTAGAGGATGTTGATGCAGCCACAATTTTAGATCCATTTTCTAAATGAATATCTCCTCGATTCCAAATTTTAACCCCTTGCTGTAAAAAGATGGGAAGATTTTCATAGGCAAGTTGAAGTCTGCCCAGAATTTCCCGAGCGAGAGAGCCCTTATTTGCAAGAATGGCAATATTAACATCTTGATTGAATAAAATATACCAAAGAAAATATGAAATAACCATTGTGGTCTTCCCACTCTGGCGTGGAAGTTTTGCAATTGAGAAGCGATTCTTGTGGAATGTCTTGACCATCTTTTTTTGAAAGCCATACATCTTAAGGGGAACCAACCCCTTGTCCACATTGACAATCTTCATATAATTTTCAATAAAATAAACCGGATTTTTAGAACATTTAACGTACTCTTGTAGTTCTTCTTCAGTCCATTCAGAAGTAACTCCGACGGCCTTTAGCAATGGATTGCCCATATACCGATCTGTCATTGTTGCCATTTATTTTTTGCCATCCTTTAATAGCTTTTGAAGATCAAGCGTACTCCCTACGAACAATGCATTGGTTACAGACTTAGGGCCTTCCTTTTCCTTTAGGGTCTTCATCTTCTTCTGTAGTTCAATTAAATCATTATTGGTATCAGAAACCGTTTTGATGATCTGTCCCACGACTTCATATGCCCGGGGATGATCGCTTTCCTTAGCTAATTCTAGAATCCCGTCCAGAGCTTCGGTTCCTTTATCAATAAGTGATTTTAAATTGTCTCTTGTGTATTCGTAATCTGAATCTATGTCTTCTTCGCGATTTGTTGCCGGAAGAACAGCATCCAGCACTTCAAGTTCTTTGCTTTTCATAAAATAAACCTTTTATTATACGACTACCGTATTTGCAATCATAATGGTTAAATCTGTTGCAATTCCAAATGGATCATTTGCATCAATCTTATCTATGCCTACAGAATTTGCAGTATTTGTGGTTGCTGTCTTTGTTCCATCAATTGCAACATTCATTGCCGGTCTGGTTGTTATAACAGACATAGTAGCATTGGAAGTAGATTGATAAGTGGTTCTGGTATTACTCACAGAACCATTGCTCGCAATAACTTCCGATATTGTATTTCCACTAACAGGTCGAAGATTTATAATAGCTTTCTTGATAACCTTGGCATCTGCAACAGAACCATAAAGCATTCCCTTAAGAATAAAATCAAGTGTCCATGTAATAATTCTTCGGTCATCAAATCCCCCTTCAAAATTATCTTCCAACGTAACTGCGGATAAAATAATTGGAACATCGACTTTTATTCCAAGGTCGGTTGCTCCCTTTAATGTAACTGTAAATTCAGGAGTAAAATAAGGAAGAATTTGCTCAATAATATTTGTGCCATCTTCAATATTTTTAATATAGATGTTCAAACTAAATCCAACATCATAGGGCACCGGAGCATAGGTTCCTGTTACATAACTATTGCCCGTTGTCGTAGTAATTCTTTTTACTGTTCGATTTACTGTATTTAATTTTCTCTCAGCAGAATATGTCACCGAAGTCATTTCAAATGACATTCGGGGCAATGTAATTTGAGATCGACGATCCAAATTTAAATCATGATTAATTCTTTGAATAAATCGTTGTTTTGGTGCATAGGTTAATGGAACTGCGATGAGCTGTGTTTCTGTCGCACTTTCGCCGGGGCGCTTAATTCTAATGTTATTGAATAGTGTGCCAAAGGCAGTAACATAATCCCTAATTAAACCATGTGAAGTTGAATTTGCTGCCAACATTAGAATGAACCAAATGGATTGGACTCATCAAAATCTAAAATAGAATCTGCTTCGTCTTCAATCTTCTTATTATCTGAAATTGCATTATCCGGCATTGAAGTTTCATCGTCTGCTGTTACTACATTAGAAAACTCATTCTCTAACTTGTCTATATCATCAATTCCAGTATCAATCGCTTCGCTGCTATATCGGAAGAGTTCGCAACGAAGGTCATATACAGGAAGTTCGCCGACTTGATAAAATATAGATTCATGTTCAACGTGTAAAATTTCAAATAATTTTTTGTTTAATGGCATATAGATTAAATCGCCTTCGCGGGGCCTGGGGTATCCAGACCCAAGCTCTTCAAATCTTCGCTGTGCCATTGTTAATGTAACTTGATCGCGAATCTCTAATCCAAATCGAGAAATAAAATCGCCTTCGCCTTCAAATCCTTCTATATTTTTAATATAAAGCTCAATGTTATAAGTAACATCAAATTTAGAAAGAGTGTCTTCTCCGAAAATTTGATCTTCGTTGACAGACTTTCGAGGAATCCAATGCATATCCTGTCCATAAAATTTAATAGATTCAATAATTAAATCTTCAAGAAGTCTTTTTTCTGGACTGCTTTCAAAATTGTTAACGTAAACATTAGTGGGCATTATTTACCCCGTATAAAAATCAATTGGAAGTTCATATTGTAGTGATGCAGTTTCTTTGAGTCGTTCTATTTCTGCTCTTGCATCTTCTAATACTGCCCTTCCGTTTAATGTTACTCCACCAGGAAGTTGAACTCCTTCAAACTTTGAAAGATTCATTCCCCATTGTTCTTTAAACAATGCAGTACAATAATCTCGTAGAAGTCGGTCCTGCCAAACTTCCGCATAAGCGCCTGGATCTACAGCGCGATAGGCATCTAATACGACGTATTGATCTTTATTAATATCCTTGCTCCAATTCCAATCAATAAACAATTTATCTGTTCTTCGATTAAATCGAATGGTAGGCTCTCGATCAATCATATCTTGAATCATTTCAAGATTGCTCATTCTCATCCAATAATATTGCATTTCTGCTGTGGCCATCGAACCAAAAGTTCCAGTAACATCATTAAGTCTCATTTGATATTGAACATCAAAAATACTTGAATCGCTTTCAGCTCTGGCAATTTTAGTTATTCCTAAAATTGTATCTGTAGTTCCTGCGAGCGACCCTTCTGTAACAGTAAGAAACTTATTGTCTAAATCTGTTTGAGTAATTTGATGAGAATAAAATACCCGTTCAACGCCATCAAAATTAAACTCCTGAAAAAACTCAACGGCATCATCAATGCGATCTTCTAATTGATCGTCATCAACATTAATATCAACAACTGGCTTCCCGAGGCGTCGTAGACAATATTCTTTAAATTCTGCTCTTGTTGAAGGTTGTGCCATAGTCTTATACCTTTGTTACTTCTGGAGAAACGGTTAAAATTCCTTCTCGAATCCTTGTAATTTTAGGAGGAGTGTCATTAGACACAATTTCAACATCATATACATATCTACCTTCGGTTATTGCTGAAGTGACTACATTATTCATTGAAAGTCCAACAATTCCACTCGTATTAGAAACCCAAACATTAACAGATAAATTTGCAGTATGAGTAGTAGAAGAATATGATTTTCTTATTTGACCATATCCTGCTGTATAACCAGACATATTCAATACTGTTGTTGTTGAAGCATTTGCATAGGCAACCACGTTCGCACTAAAATCTGTCCCCTGATCTATTAATAAATTGAGTTGTTTTGCCATGAGTTTAGCTATTCCCCGAAAGTAATGTCTATACTATTTATAAGGGTACAGTATTGAGGGAGTATTATGAATTTTCAGTTGGATTATGAGAAGAGGTAAAGGGACTGGTATTCCCCCCCGGATGAAAGGTCGATAATGGAACTGCCTCCTTAACTTGTTTAACGTGCTGATACCATGTATTTGCAGTTTCAGTATCTGCCACAATTCTACCATCATTAATATCGTGCCAAAGTTTATCAAGCTGAACTCCAATAGAACCGTATAATGCTACTCTACTATTAATTTCTTGCTGTTTTGACACCCTATTTAATTGTTCGTCAGTAGTAGTAAATTTTCCAGGGATTCTTTTATGCGGAATAAGTGGATTTTTTATTTCTAATTTAAATTCTGCCATGTCATATTTTCCTTATTATTGTGGATCGCTAATCATTTCGGTAACTAGCGGTGGAGGAGGCAATGTTGCAACTTGATATTGTGCCTTATGGTATCCATATTTTTGAAATCTAATTGTATAATTAGTTGTAGAAAACCCATTTACTGAAAATGCAAATGAAGTGTCTGTTGAGTTTGCTGTCCAGACAAATTGCTTATCCACACTAACTGCTGTCCCAGGAGCAATTCCAGTAAATACTACTCTATCGTTTCCATCAGCAAATATTCCTTGCTTATCTTGAGCAATATCTTGATGTTGAATCTTATCAAATCCTATTGGTTGACCATTGGCTGTAACCACATATTGATTTAACAAAGCAGCCCTTCGGGCAACAATAAAAGCAATTCCCTTTTTTTGTAATTTTTCTATTTTTTCTGGAGTTGCATTATCAATTGAATATAAAATAAATCCAGTATTTCTATCATATACATAAATGTTGTCCATTGATACGTCTACCTTTTCTCTTAATCGTGTAGTGGTTGACCCGTCCAAGGATCAATCGGCCAGTTTGGTCTTGCTGTTGTAACTCCTGCCTCATCTGTTTCAAAAGCACCAAGGGTTCCAGTAGCAGTTTGTGGTGTCGCGGGATCGTGAACAATTCCGGTTCCTTGATTAAATACTATATAGCTCACAAAGAAATAATCCCATTCTAATGGGTCAGGATACGGAGCCCCTTCACCGTCAACTTTGTCCATTGGATTAAAATGATTAGTTGAAATTGTGGTAACTTCAGTATTTGGAACAATTGCCTCCCTATATGAAAGATACCCAGTTCGCTTACTGTCAATTTCAATCCAAGGACGATACCTAAAGTCATGTGTATTATTTATTCGAGCACCAGGGCCAACTGGAGTATCAAATCCAGTAATTTTATTTGGATAAGTTGGTTGAATTTGATTATCAAATGTCATTGCACCATAGGCACCTCCCGATACTGATGGAACATCTTCAAAGCGCGGACTCTCAGTTGAAGCAACAGAGGCAGAGTAAGATTGAAAGTTAAATGGCTGATTTCTTCCTTCAAGTTCTCCCTTAAGGAACCACCACATACTACCATATCCATGTCTGGTATCTTCTAGACTTGCTTTATACCATAATGGATACCCATTGGGCCATAATTCCATGTTTTGAAGACAATTTGAAAAAGTCATCCACGGGGAAATTTGAGAATAGTTTCCAGTATTCTGGGTGGTATAAGTATCACTATCCCACATCTGAGTAATGAAAAAATTCTTTAATGGAACATTATCCCATAGAAAATTATCCCAGCCACCCATATAGGAACGTGGCATATGTTCCTGCTCTGCTGGATTAATTGATTGGTTCGGTCCTTCTTCGGTCCCGCCAGTTCTCCAACCTCCCGAGGAATCTCCGGCTGGAGCGTCGATGTTAACTCCCAGTTTCCATCCATCATTGTCTTCTGGATGCCCAAAATTACTTGAAAGATTTCCTCCTGGGGTCGCATTAAGAACTCCTGGGTGGTCCCCTTGACCGGATGCAGTTGAAGACCGATTATATTTCATTTCGGCACCACCATTACCATATTGACCAATCCATGTTGGATCATTATGAGGGTTGCCCGATCCGCTTATAAATGACAAAACTGTACCACCAGTACCCCCTCCACTTGGAGTGCCAATAGGAAAATCCCAAGATTCCGGCCCTGGTGGAAAGAAATTATAAATGTCACTTACATTAACAGAAGGAATATCACTTCGCGGAGATGTTGACGGCCAACGGCTAGCTGTGCTCGTGGCATTGCGCGCAGAACCTCTCGCAAAACCAAACATAGAAGACATCGGCATTTTGATTGGAACTGTGCTAATGCCACGATAATTATAGCTTCCTGTTTTTAAATATTCTTCAAGCATGATCCTATGTTCCGGCGGCCAATATCGGACATCAGAAGGAGCCTCATTATCGAGCTGCATACCGTTCCGAGCCCCCGCCCACCCAGACCGAGGAAGATAATACTTATCGCGTCCATACAAAGTCCACATATAATTACCACCCTGATTATAAGAACCAACAAAATTGGGATCATGATAGTAATCAAAAATAGAACTTCCGGCTCCGGCTGGAAACTCTGACGAATTTTCTTGAAGAGCAAGATCATGATTAAATGCTCCATGACCAGTATGTTCTTTATAGTGTCTAGTAGGCCATTCCCCCGTAAAGGGGCCATCATCATGTGCCGTGCTTGCATCCATAATATTTAATCCATGATTTGGATACTCGCCCGAGCCTGCTGAACCGTCACCAGAATAATCAGATGCAATAATTCTTCCTCTGTCCCCTTTGCCAGTATTCCATGCATTATAATGAGCATTTGCATTGTTTGTAGAAATCATTGCATTTGAAGTTGATTTGTCGTTCCAGGCCTGAATAATTAATTTATCATTATCAACATAATATATTAGCCCCCAAGTTTTTTGTTTCCAATAGCCCGTTCTACCGGGAGTCTTATATTGAGTTTTATTAATAGATTTATCAATTCTACGATCAATGCTTCCAAAGGGAGCATCCATTTGGGCATAACTTTGGGGAGTAAATGCATTTAAATTTGAACGGTCGAGATTCAAATTAACGTGCCAACCATCTGGACGAACCAAGGTTTCCCATTGAGTTCTTGGATAATTATTTGGTTTTGACCGTGAGTTTATTGCGGCCCAGGGATGTTTTCCATAATGATCTCCTAGTTGATGCGTCTCTGGAGCCCCAGTAAGGTCTTCACCGACAATTTCTCCTGTGCCTACTCCAAATGACATTCCATGAATTGTCCCATGTGGAAATTCGCTCCCTGGATAATCAGGACCAGAACTATCTTGGCCTTCATCTTCTCCTGAAATTGCAGCCATATTACCATATTTAAATACATCTGTTATCGTTCCATCAGGATTTTTTTGCACCTTTCCTTGTTGAATATAATCATCTATAAATTTTAATGATTGATGTTCTGTGTTTATTGTTCCTCCAATTACATTTAGTTGCTTTATCCAAACAGAATCCATATATTTCAATATCTGTGAATTTGCAGAGTCGGCATAATTTGGATGAAAATGGCCTGAACTATTACATACTGCAAATTGTAACATTACCATAGGAATTATATTTTCTGTACCCGGAGTTTTAGATGCACTAAAATCTATAGATACATTTGTACGATTTCCTGCATGAAAAACTGGATCTCTTCTATGCTTATATCCAGCCAAGATGGCGCTTCCTTGCTGAACAACAAACATAGAGCTTTCCACATAGGTTGAACTGTCAAATATTAAATTTCCTGAATGTGCAATCTCATTATCAGTTACATCAATGCCCGGAGCAGAAACAAACAACCCCGCTGTTCCTTTTGAAGACAAAGAATTGTTTTCTACTATAATAGGAAAAAAATTTGTATTAAGCGTGAGCTGCCCGGGGATGTTAGGGTATACATCTACCCAAGGACCCTTTATCTCATCAAAACCAGTTGCAAGGACAATTCTTTCTTCAGGGTCGCCTGAACTAGATTGCCTAAAGTGAACTTCATGGCCTATTCTCCACCCGGCAGCCTGATCTTTACTTATTGTCAAATAATATTTGATACGAGCCGGGGAGCCTACTGCATTATCATTAGATGCAATTGTTGATTCTGTAGGAAGGTCTTTATTTCCAAGTATTATTCTAGGGATTGCCATTTTATCCTGATGCTCCCGGTTCTCTATAAATTATATATCCAAGTTGAAATTTACATTCCGTACTTGCATTATAAAAATATAAATCAATTTGTGGTAGACTTCCATCTGTTGCAGTAGTATCAATTGAAGTTTGAGCCCAACAAAAATCACCGGGCATCTTCAATAAATGTGACGATCTTCTAAAAATGGGACTCGGCTGGCCGCCAACAGGAATAAAATCTCCGCCGCCTCCGGCCTCCCAGTTTTCCCAACCCGGAATTCTAATATGCGATACATCGGGGACGGTCGTGAAAACGGTAGAATCTCCTATTGAAAACAGAGCTTCCATTACCCCCCCAACAAAAACATCGAAACCACCAATATCAATATTTTCTTGTATCATTCCAGGCCCGGCATCGGGGTCATATGGATCAAAGGTGTCGGTACTAAGTCCCCAATTTAATGCATCTTCTAAATTCTCCGGCGAAACCGGAGTTTGCCACCAAGCAAAATTAAATGCAGAAGGATCATTTGTGATACAAGTGTTACTTAAATGATATGGATGATCGTTTGGATATTGCCAAAA